AGTAAGAAAGGCTGCAACGGGTTCAGTGCAAGGGTCAGGGGAAAAGGCGCCAGGTAAGACGCTCACCCGCGAAGATATGGTCAATCTACAGATAAGTGATCCAGAGCGTTATCGTAGATTGTACGCGGAAGGTAAGATAAGAGAAGCGTATCAGACTAAAATCAAACTCTAACGTAAGGATCACTCAATTAATTTCTTTTTAATGAGGTGATTCAGATGGCAACTTCAGTATATCCCGCCCAGGGTGGCGTCAGTAACGTCACTACACAGGCGAATTTCATTCCGGAAATTTTTTCCGACCAGGTACGAGCCGCGTTTAAAACGCGAATTGTTATGGCAAATATTGTCAAACAAATGCCAATGACAGGTAAGAAAGGAGATCGCATTAATGTCCCAAGTCCATCGAGGGGCGTAAGTTCTTCCAAGGCCTCGGGGGCAGCTGTCACAATTCAAAATGATACTGCCGGAAATGTAGCGATCGACATAGATCAACATTTCGAGTATTCACGACTGTTGGAAGATATTGCAGCTATACAACAGCTTAATTCCTCTCAAGAGTTTTACACTGATGACTGTGGCTTTCAGCTCGCAAAAACTGTAGACACCAACCTCCATAACCTAGGTAAAAGTCTAGGCGACGGTGATGGTACTTCTTGGGTAAACAGTGCTTCTTATTACTCAGATGCCTCTACAGGTCTAACTACTTACGCTACGGATCAGGTAACGACAAGCGATTTACTGACTGACAGTTCGTTTAGAGCAGCAATAGTCAAGATGGATGACGTAGATACTCCCTTCGATAATAGGTATTTCGTTGTTCCTCCGAGCGCCAGGTCAACCATGATGGGTATAGACCGTTATGTTAGCTCTGACTTTGTAAACAGCCGTACAGTTGACAACGGTAAAATCGGTAACATCTATGGTATTGATATTCTGGTGTCCACAAATTGTCCTGTGACTGAAACAGCCGCAGACAACAGCGCGGGTGGCGAGTTAAAAGCAGCGATGTTATTGCATGAGCAAAGTCTAGTGCTTGCTATGCAACAAGACATTCGTGTTCAAACTCAATACAAGCAAGAGTGGTTAGCCGACCTTATGACGGGTGATGTCATTTTTGGCAGCATCGCATATCGGCCTACAACGGCGTTCAATATTATTGTTAACGCATAACTCTCCTTGAAGCTATTAGGGGGTATTAAGTTACCCCCTTTTTTTAAATTACGGGGGATATATGCCAGTTATCATAACCAAGAATAGCTCTACGGCATCAGCCGTACCCACTAGCTCGGATTTAGTCCAGGGCGAACTCGCGGTCAATGTTGCCGATAAAAGACTCTTCACCGAAGATAACGCAGCCGCGATAATCGAAATAGGCACAAACCCTACTTCAATTACAACTGGCGCTATAACTGCGTCCGGCACTGTGACCGTAAATGGTCAGTTAGTTACAGCTAATGCGGCTCTTACTGGCGGCGCCATCGACGGCATCATAATCGGTAACACAACAGCAGCAGCTATAACAGGTACAACTGTCACCGCTTCTACTGGATTTTTTGGTGGACTAACCGGAAATGTTACTGGAAACCTAACTGGCAACGTGACAGGAAACGTCACCGGAAATGTTACGGGCGATCTTACTGGTAATGTCACGGCAAGCAGCGGTACAACAACTTTACACAATCTTGCCTTGACGGGTACTGTAGATTTCAACACAGCCCGATTGACAGACATTGGAACGCCGACAGCGGCGACTGATGCTGTAACTAAGCAATATGCTGATGACCTAATCACGAATTTAATTGATGGCGCACCCGCAGCTCTGGATACTCTCAACGAATTAGCTGCCTCGCTAAACGACGACTCGGCATTTCATACGACTGTGACTAATAGCATAGCGACTAAACTTCCCCTCGCGGGAGGAACAATGTCTGGTGCTATTGCGATGGGTACGAATAAAATCACTGGATTAGGTGATCCAACATCAGCCCAAGATGCAGCAACGAAAACCTATGTAGATACACAAGCGGGTGGCGGTTTGCCGACAAGTGGCGGCACGATGACGGGCGCTATTGCGATGTCAACAAACAAGATTACCGGAATGGGTGATCCAACTGCTGCTCAAGATGCCGCTACAAAAACTTATGTTGATGGGATACTTGGAAGTGCCACATCTGCGGCGACTTCTGCGGCAGCGGCCTTAGTTAGCCAAAATGCAGCGGCGACAAGTGCCACAAATAGCGCGACTAGCGAAACAAATAGCGCAAATTCAGCGACCGCATCGGCGGCAAGCGCGACACAAGCGGCGGCTTCATTAGATGAATTTGATGATACATACCTTGGTCAAAAAAGTAGCGATCCGACAGTAGACAACGATGGTGATCCGCTTGCGACAGGGGCGCTCTATTTTTCGACCTCTGCTAATCAGTTAAGAGTTTACAACGGAACCTCATGGCAAGATGCCGGAAGCGCTGTAAATGGTACGAGTCAAAGATTTACCTATACAGCGACAGCGAATCAAACGACATTTTCCGCAACTTACGATGTAGGTTTTTGTGATGTATATCTAAACGGAAGTAAATTGCTTGTCGGTACAGATGTAACCGCGACAAGTGGTTCGAATGTTGTTCTCGCAACAGGCGCCGCAGCGGGTGATATTGTCGATATTGTTTGTTTCGGCACTTTTAGCGTAGCCAATACTTATACGCAAGCGGCAGCAGACGCTAAGTTCGCAATACAATCAAATAATCTTAGTGATTTAGCAGACGCAGCAACCGCTAGAACAAATTTAGGTCTTGGCACGATGTCAACGGCTGCAACAGGAGATTATGCTGCGACAGCCAACAACCTATCAGACCTTGCGAGCGCTTCTACTGCCTTGACGAATTTAGGTGTAACTAGCACCGCAGCAGAGCTAAACAAGTTAGACGCTTTAACAAGAGGCTCTATTATTTACGGTGATAGCTCTGGCGCTACGGCTGAATTAACTAAAGGTACAGCTAATCAGGTGCTTACCTCAGACGGCACTGACATCAGTTGGCAAGACGCAGCCGGAGGCGGTGCAACTGAAATACTGACAGCAGGTAATATTGTTGATCTAAACGATGGTAATTATGGGCCGTTAGATTGGGATACTGCGAAAGGTTGGAAGATGGCAAGCACCACTTACCAATTTTTCGGAAGAGTTGGTAATGCACAAAATAATTATCATCAAACGGGTAATACTTTCGGTGGTGTTTTGCCAGGTGGTTACAATCAGGGTGGAAGCTCTGGCACTCAATGGATGACTTACGGATTAATATGTACGCCATCTACAAAAACGGTAACGCTTTCAACTGGTTCAGGCAATGTTTTAGATTCTCTTTTCGATAACACAAGTGCGCCAGGTTCTTACAATAGCACAATGTGTTTTTATGGAATTGAAGGCTATAACGGTGTTCTTTGCGGAGGCCATGTAGCTTGGCCTGGACAGTCCTCTTATGCGTTTGGAACATTGCGAGGAGAATTTAGCCGCAGCACTGGAAAAATGAGCACGAGTGCTTTCGTAACTACCGTTACAGGTGCGGATCACGGCACTAATGGTCAGCCGATGTCTATACCTAACAACGGTGGTAATACCGCAAACTCACCTTACGGATATGGCTTGATAGTCGGTTATGACCAAAATAACAGCAATAAAGCCTCATATAGAGTTGTTAGTTATCAAGGTAGCGGTTACGGCACTAGTTACAGTGGGTTGACAGAGTGTCCAGGCACTAACACTTCTACTGTGGACAAGGTGGCGATGTTTACCCAACCTGCTGTATATAACGGTGCTTTTCCAGACGCTAGTTATGATGTGCCTGTCCAGATTGCGCATTATGGCACGGCTAACGGTTATTCATGTATAGCAGTGAATTATACCGGAGCTGTTAGCGGTCAAATAACTAGCGGTTTTGATAGAACACAATATTATTATCAAATAGGCTTCTTAGTAAAAAATCCAAGCGGAGCCGGAGTCAAGACAATAGTTTATGACTATAACAAACAATGTTCTATATGGACGGCTTACAACTCCGCTCCTACATTCGTAGGCCCTGTCGCTATGCCTTTCAATATTGGCTCTTACGGGCGTATAGAAGGCATTCAACCTACAGGTGTTGAGAACGAGTGGTTTACTTATTGGGGCTCAAGTGCTCCATTGGCTTCTGGCAACTCGTACATAACGCAACGATTAGTGAAATTTAAAATTAATTACACTACTGGGGAATTTTACGATGTTAAGTCAATAATGGTTCCTCACGAAACTGCGTTATTTGGTAGCGCTATTGGTTTTATGACGAGATGTTGGTTGTTGTATGGTGATGACGGTACATCAGCAACGCCAACAGGAATACTGTGGTGGAGACTTGAATATAACACTAACTCGTTTTGGATTACAGATTATCCGGCTAATTCAGACTGGACTACTTGGACAACTTACTAGGAGGTTGCATGGCATCGACATTAGCAGAATTCAGAGCCGAAAGAGATGCGGCTTTGCAAAACACTGACTGTCTTTATCTTGCGGATTTACAGGAAAAATTAAATTTAAATGAAGGAAGTATTGCAACGCTTAATATTTATAGACAAGAGTTGCGAGATGCGACAGTTGGCGTCACAGACGATAACGTGTCTGATGCTGTTCTTCCAAAACCCGTTGATCCATTAATAGCCGCTTTTTTAAAAATCGAGCTTTAAGCTTTAAGGAGCTGACATGACAAGAGCGCGAGATGTCGCAGATGCGGCTGTAAATATAAATATATTAGATGGTTTACCCGCTACGTTGACATCTACTGAGTTGGGTTACTCTGATGGCGTAACGTCAGCGATACAAACTCAAATTAACAACAAGCCGAGTACGTCAAATCCTACTTTCGCGGGTTTAACATTGTCTGCCGCGTTGACAGGAGGAGATCAAACAGTTGGTGCGGTAAATCTGAAAGATTACGGAGAGGTGACTAACGACCTAATTAATGTAAACGGCACAACAGATATTGATTTGACTGTTGGAAATTCAGTGCAAGCCACCGTAACAGGAAATACAACTTTTACGTTTTCTAACCCTGCCTCAAGAACGGAGCCTAACCAGACCATAACGGTTACAGTCGCAGGTGGAAAATTTTTAGTTAATGGTGTATCGCAAGGTACGATTACCATGTATCACGGCTCTACATATATTTTCGATCAAAGCGATGCGAGTAACGCAACACACCCATTACGCTTTTCAACGACCAATGACGGTACGCATGGCGGCGGTTCTGAATATACCACGGGTGTCACGGTAAACGGTACGCCAGGAACAGCAGGTGCTTATACGCAAATAGTCGTTTCCAATAGCACTCCAACACTTTTTTATTATTGCAGCAGTCATAGCGGTATGGGCGGCACTTTTAATATTTATGCACCGCTTACGTTATCAGGTTTTGTTCTTAAATTGACAAATGGCGGCAACCATACAGTAACTTGGCCTACGACAAAATGGGCAGCGGCAACTGCGCCAACACTGACATCAAGCGGTACAGACATTTTATGTTTTATATATTGTGACGGTTCTTGGTACGGATTTACTGCGGGATTAGCTCTAGCATGACAAGCATAAGAACAGCAATGTTAGCAACCTCTGGCACAAGCGGAGAAAATTATTATGTGAGTAGGTTTCATTCACCTGCTGCTAGTGGAAGCACTAATGCTAATAATTGGGGAATGTCCATCATTACTGGTGCTGATGGCAATATGGTTTGGCAGTTTAATTCTAATTGGGGTAGCAATAATGCTAACAGATGGTTGTGGGTTGTAAATTTTTCACACGATGATGGAAGCATAATCAGCAGTTGTAGATTTGACAATGAAGAGTGGGATGGCGGTTGGTATGGTTCTTGTTACGATCCGCGCTCAACTCGTATATTTGCAGGTGGTAATGGCTTTAAACACACGGGCGGTCAAACAAGTAAGTGCTTGATTCCACAAACATCGCAACCGTCAGTTGGCACACCAGTAGGAAGTGTTTCTGGTTACAAATTAATGGAAAATGAAAATAGTGCTAATTTACGTTCGCCTTTGATTGACAACTATACCAGTGGTGTTGGAGGTGAAACATGGATGATGCAAGCCGGAAACCTAAATTGTGCAAGGTTTAAGTTTGACAGTAGTAATTCATGGAGTCCTATTTCATTAGGTAAGGCTACATGGTTGTACTACGAAGCTCGATGTTGGGCTGCATCACCACAGAGAAATAGCACTTGGTTTTGGGCGTTAGCCGCGCAAGGTAACAATGCTTACGCTTTGAAATGCAATTATGGTTCGGGTGCAAGCGGTTCTATAGGAGCTATATATTTTCAGGGTGTTCAGACAGCGCAGGGTAACGGTTATCCAAGATTTGCCTATTCTGACACCTCAAAACATATTGACACAGGCGGTAATTTTCATTGGGCAGTAAGAAAGAATACAAGTCCTTATCAGCATTTGTGGATAGGAAGAAACACAACATCAGCAGTAACAACTCACAACCAACTTAATACTAAAAATACATGGGGTTATGGGGCAGCAGAAGTAATGGGTAATGCGCCAATGACTCAAGTGTTGTCGGATGGTAGCGCTCAATTTGTAGTAACAGAGGTCAAATATGTGCAAGCAAGCGGTTACTATCAGGTGATATTCGTAATATTTAAGGTAGACAATACAAAAGCTGTGACACAAGCGTTAGCAATTTATCCTGAATATATGAATACATATAACTGGTATGCCTCACAGCAGTTTTTTCATCTAAGCGAGGATGAAGAGTCTTTATATTTTACTTATTACATTGAAGGCTCAAATCAGAATACCTATGACCCGTACTTGTGGAAATTGCCTATAGACTTTTCAAAGATAAGTAATCAAACGGTATCTAATCATAAAATATACGATTTTCTTGGGGCTACTGGTTCGGCAGGTACGAATCCCGCCGGATACAATTATGTTGGTAGAGCAGACATTTTTGACGCTGATAGTTTGTCAACAGCGTATGGGAATAACAATACTGCAACAAAATCAGATAATAACACAACAGCAACAACGTATACCGTTAATAACCCGCCAACTACAAGTGTAACGGCAACAACGAACGATTTATAGGAGCGTAATTATGTTAGTGAAAATAGTAGATGGCAGCGCACAAAATTATTCGCTCTCACAATTAAAAACGGATAACCCTAACACTAGCTTTCCAGTAAACATGACTGCTGACCAGTTAGCGGAATTTGACTGTTACGAGGCGGTTTATACCGAAGTGCCTACGATAAATTCCGCAACTCAAAAAATAGTGACCAGTAGTACGGCTACATTAATTGATGATGTTTGGACATTTACTCACAGTGCTGAAAATTTAAGTGCAGATGAAAAATCAGTTGTTGATAGTAATGCTGCTTATAGTGTTAGAGAAAAACGAGATGCTTTGTTAGCTGAAACTGACTACTTAGCGTTATCTGACAATACTCTCACAGATGAAATGAGAACCTATCGTCAAAGTCTGCGAGATATAACGAGCTTATCTAGTTTTCCGCATTTGGAGGACTCTGATTGGCCGGAAAAGCCATGAGTTATGAACGCTTTTATTTTAATTTTGATAATCGGAGGAATTGCTGCAATAACAGATTGCAATGATGGATTGTGTTTTGAGCAAAAATCTACTTGCGAACGGTTTGCTCAAAGAATAATTATAAATTCGATCAACACAAACATCAGCGCAATGTGTGAAAGGATCGAACAATGATCGGTGAAGCCATGCTTGCCATTAAAGCGCTCGATTCTGCGTTTGTGATGGTACAAAGCGCTATATCTCGAAAAAAAGAAGTCGAGGATATGGCCGGAGAAGTTGGCAAATTTTTTTCTGCCAAGAAAAAAGTTGAAGAGCATATTGCAAATGCACGGCAAGCCGGCAACGAAGATTTAATGGTAGGTAGCGCATTAGAGGAAGCTATAACCATCGATCAGCAAGAAGAGCGGATCGAGAAGATGATGAAAAAAGTAGGCGATTATTACTCAAGGAAAGGGCAAACCCATCGTTGGGTAAAAATTAAAAAAGAAGCGGCTAAAATCGAAAAGAAACGAGCAATAAAAGCAAAAGAGAAAGCAAATCGCACTAGGCAAGATGAATTATTTATCAAGGATCTGAGTTTAGTATTAGGTGTTTTGGTCGGCGGATTGTTTATAACAGCGGGGATATTATTTTTGATTTTTGGTTTTTCGGCTGAGTGAGAGTAATATAAACAGCACTAAATTAATGATAAATAGGATATTTATTGATGGAAAAAGATAATACGGGAAGGATGCCCACAACGGCAATTTTAAGAGCAGCCACTAAATATTCGCTTGAGGCTTACAACGACGAAATTGCCGGTGCTTTAAAGATAGAAAATAAGTTAGCGAGCTCAACCGCTTTCTTTTTGCACGATGAAGAATTAGGTATGGATGTGTTGGTTCATAGAGGCACTGAAAGCGCCCGTGATTGGCTTTTCAATTTAAGCGCAATACCTGTAAGAGTTTGCAAGAGATGGGTCCACGGCGGCTTTGCGGCGGCACACATGGCCATATGGCGTAAGTGCAAGCAACACTTGGATCCTGGCAAAAAGTTATTGATAACAGGCCACAGTTTAGGCGGCGGAATGGCCGAATTATCAGCCTTAAAATTGGCTACGAAAGAAAACGGTTTTGGCAACATCAATTTAGTGACGTTTGGAAAGCCAAACACGATGTTGAAAAGGAAAACGCGTTACAAAATGGACCATTTAGCGGGGCATTTGTCCGTAATAAGTGGCTCTGACATCGTGACACGAATACCGCGGTTTTTGTTTTGTCCAGACGCAAATCAACAATCGCTGTATTTAGGTAATGATGGAAATGATTACGTCGATTGTGAACGTGATTTTATGTTGGCTGATTGGAAAGCCGGCGATGCAATTAGCGATCACGACATGAAATTGTACGCTGAACGAATGAAGCCACACACATAGAGGATATTGCATGAGATATGCCGCGATTTGTTTAACGATGATGCTTGCTAGTTGTACGACTGTTGAAGGTGTAATGGAAGCGGAATCCATTTATTGCAGCCAAATTTACAAGGGCGTGCGTGCTGTTGGCCGAAGCGCATTATCGGCAACTACTGGGGTGGTCGTGAGCGACGTATGCGACCAGATTGATTCCATAGTTTCTGCTTCTGCCGAAGAGGAGGAAAACGCCTCGAGCGTAAGCAAAAGCGATGGCTGATCTACGTTTAATCATACAAGTGTGGTTGGCGCTACAGTGAAGGGCATATTAAAAGCGTTAGCCCCGAAGTTAGTTGACGTCGTAGCGTCATCGAATCCTGTAGCCGGCACAGTGTTAAAAATGGCAACTCGTAAACTTGGGATGCCTGAAAATAGCACGCCGGAACAGATCGAGGATGAAATAGAGCGTAATCCAGAAAAAGCGGCATTAATCAGCGATGTAGAGCAACAAGTAAAGGTAATGAATATTGAGCTCGAAAGTTACAAAACAGAGGTCGACGACAGAAAGCACGCTCGGGAGACTTTTAAAGACGATTGGACTCCAAAAGTGTTTGGCGTTTTGGCTCTCATACTTTACGGGGCTTATGTCATGACAGTAACGCTCATGCCACATGATGCCAACGACGAGACTATTATCTCGTTGGTGCTCGGTCAATTATCAGGAATATTAGGCACGATGGCCGCATTTTGGTTTTCGGGCTCAAGCACGAATAACAGGAAATAATTAATGGCACTTGATCCAGTAACAGCGTCAGCGCTACAAGCCGGTATAAAAGCGGTCGGCCAATTTCTTGGTAACGATCTTATGGATCGTCTTTTTGGGAAATTTTTTGGTGGTGGTGGCTCTGATTTGCCGCCTCTAACACCGGAACAACAGGCTGCTTTAGAGGTTAGTAATGCCTTAAATATGGCTCAAGGCGATCTCTATGGCGATACGAATAATGAAGGGTTTTTAGAGACAGTTGGGCCTACGTTTGAAGAGGCCGTCAGGAAGGTGCAAGCCCTCGATGACTCGGACGAAAAAACAGAATTACTTAGCGTATTAGCAAGTAACACACCTTACAATTTTACGGAATTAAGACCGGAATTAGATATTCTTGAACCTAGCGTCGATTTCAGTGGTATCGATACGAGCGGCCTTGAGAATATGGGGCCAAAAACGCTTGACCAACTGACACCGCCCGAAATTTACGAAACCTACAAAGATCGAAAAATTGACGATTTAATCACTGATTTTCCAACCGATGAAGGCGGCAAATATCCTTTCGAATTTGTGCGAGCCATATTAATCAACTCGGCTAATGAAGGTGATAAAAACGCTGCACAAATACTTATTAACAGTGGTGTGCCTATCGATGGCGGTCCTGGAGCGTTTGGCGGCGCAGATGGCGGCATGGGTCCGTCGCAAGGAACCGGTCCAACCGGTCCAACCGGTCCAAGTGGTCCAAGTGGTCCGTCAGGCGGCAAAGTCGGCAATCAGGGCAATCAGAATCAAAACAATCAGAATCAAAACGACAAAAAGAAAGACGACGACAAGATAACTAACCAAAATAATTCTGGTAATAATGATACTGGCGGCAACGAAAACACTAATTTATGCCCTACTGGATTTCGCTACGATGCAAACCTAGATCAATGTGTTCCTATCGTCGATATTGGCGGCCTTAATCCGCTGCCTGAGATTGACCAACCGACAGCACAGTTGCCTAGACCGATGTTTGCTGTTGCCCCGCGCAACGTTGTCAAAATTCCTGATTCAACACCAATATCGAGCACGCTATTCAAGACAGAGATAGGGCGCATAGATAGTCCTGCAAGAACTCTGTTCGACAATGTGCTCCCACGAAATTCAATGCTAACGAGAGGCCGTTATGACTTATCTTGAGCTTATTAATGGCGTTTTGCGACGGTTACGCGAAAACACAGTCGCAACAGCAACGGAAACTGATTATTCGAGATTGATCGGTGATCTTGTCAACGATGCTAAAAAGACGGTCGAGAAATCGTGGGAATGGTCCGCTCTGCGGAATACCGTGACATTAAACACTGTAAGCGGAACTTACACCTACGCGCTGACCGGTGCGGGTCAAGATTCAATATTAAAAGACGCGATGAATGACACTTCTAACTTGTTTCTTAGACAACGAACAAAAACGTATTTTAATACGCAATTTTATAATGGAACTCCGGCAAGTGGCACGCCCAATTATTTTACATTTAACTCAACAGATGCGAACGGAGACATACAAGTTGATGTTTATCCGAAGCCTGATGGAGTTTACGCGTTACGTTTTGATCTTGTCACGCCGCAAGCGGACCTCACCGCTGACGCAACAGCGCTAAAGTGTCCGAGTAATCCGGTGTTGCAGCTTGCTTATGGCATGGCTTTACGAGAGCGAGGCGAGACAGGCGGACAGAGCGCACAAGAACAGTTTGGTATGGCGAATATTGCATTGTCAGACGCTATTGCAATTGACGCGAATAAATATCCCGATGAAATGACTTTTCAGGCTTGCTAACGATGGCGCAACCTTTACAAAACATAACTATTAGCGCTCCAGGATTTGCGGGTATTAACACGCAAGATGCGCCTTTGATGCAAAATCCTAGTTTTGCAGCCATCGCCGACAATTGCATTATTGATAAGGAAGGCCGTATTGCGTCACGCAAAGGTTACAGCATGGTATCAAGCAATGGTGCGACTGTGCTTGGTTCTAGTGCCGGTATTGAGTCTGTAGGGGAGTTCGTGCAAACAGACGGAAGTAAGATAGTGTTTTCCTGCGGAAACAACAAGATCTTCAACGGAACTAGCACGTTGGTAGATAAAACTGGCGGGGCAACTATTACCGCTAATAATTGGCAAATGGCTTCACTTGCTAATAAATTTTACCTATTTCAACGTGACCATGCGCCGTTAGTCTACGATCCAAGCACGACAAATCTCACCACTATAGCAGCGCATCCCGCTGTTGCCGGAACTCCAATTGAAGGCAATATTTGTTTAGCTGCTTTTGGTCGACTGTGGGTTGCTGATGTTACTGGCAACAAGCAAACAATTTACTGGACTGATTCGCTTAATGGCTTGATATGGACGGGTGGCTCGAGCGGTAGTTTGGATCTTACAACTGTGTGGCCTAATGGTTTTGACGAGATAACGGCGTTAGCTGCACATAACAACTTTTTAATTGTTTTTGGAAGGCGATCAATTGTTGTTTATGGGGGAGCAAGCGATCCGGCGACAATGACGCTTACTGACACCATCCTTAATATAGGATGCGTTGGCCGTGACGCAATCGCGACAACTGGTAAAGATCTAATGTTTTTAGACTTTTCAGGTGTTCGATCTTTGTCTCGTACAATTCAAGAAAAGTCAGCGCCAATTGGTGATGTTTCTCGTAATGTAAATTCCGAAATAAAATCTCGCGTACAAGCCGAAACTGGCGACATAAAAACAGTCTACGATCCAAATAATGCGTTTCTCTTAGTCAATTTCCCGACTGTGGGTGTTGTGTATTGTTTTGATACGCGATATCCGTTGGAAAATGGAAGTTACCGCACTACTACTTGGACCGGTATGCAACCATTATCTTTTACAATTACTGATGCTGATGATCTTTATATCGGTGTTGCAACGGGATTAGCAAAGTACGATTCCTATACAGACGACACTGGTAGTTATGGTTTGCAGTATTTTTCACACCCGCTTTCATTTGGCGACTCATCACGACTCAAATTTCTGAAAAAAGTCAACGTAACGACTTTTAGTGGAGAAAATTCAAATGTCACATTGAATTGGGCCTATGATTACAAAGGTGATTATAGAGTTGGTGTTTATGCCTTGCCTAATTTTGTTGCGGCGCAATACAACATTAGTGAATTCAATACAACAGCGGAATATTCAAGTGGTGCGTCATTAATAAACACACAAAAAGTGAATACGGGCGGTAGCGGTTCTGTTGTACAAATCGGCGTGACAACAACTATTAACGGAACGGAAATCGCGTTTCAAGAATTAAACATACAAAGCACAATCGGGAGGATTAACTGATGAGCTCTTATACCCCTAGTTATGCGTGGAGTTCTTTCGATTCGCTCCCGAGCGGAAACCCCAATAAAATTGTGAAAGCAACGGCCATAGGCGTTGAAATGACAAACATACAAACTGCGGTCAATTCGAAAGCAGACAGCGCATCGCCAAATTTCACAGGCGCGACGACAATGGCTGATCTGACTGTATCAGGCACGTTCACCGTTGCAACAATTGATGGAGGGACTTACTGATGACGTTGGAAGAGTTAGGTAATTTAATATCGGGAGGCGTCCGTGCAGGTAAAGACTTCTTGCAAGATTACGGCACGCTTGTTGGTGCGGCCGGACAAATAGCAAATCAAAACGCAGCGGTACAGTCATACGAAAATATGGCTGACGATGCGAAAAAGATGATTAGAGAAGATATCTATCCAGAGGTTTCCTCTGCTTCGTCCTTTAAGCCATTTGCTGTAAGTGCTGCGCCAGGATCCGTATCTACAACAGCAACAGGCGGAACAACATTTAATTTATCGCCGGAGCAACAAGCGGTCGAAAAGTCTTTGCGAACTGGCGGAATGGATCTGTTGAACGCGGTTCTAGGCAATCAGACTGATCCAGTGACCGGTGAAGTCACACAGAATATGCGTAGCGATCAAGCTGCATTGATAAATCTTCTTAATGATCCATTTAAACAGGAAAATTTAGCCAAGACAGAGCAAACGATGTTTGATCGATTGCAAGCGCTACGCGCTCCCGAGCAAGGCCGCGCACAAACAGCGCTGACAAATCAGTTAATTGGTCAAGGCCGTCAAGGATTACAGACATCAGCTTACGGCGGTACGCCAGAGCAACTTGCGCTCTCCAAAGCAATTGAAGAACAAAGAAGTGCTGATGCCATTAGTGCAATGGGACTTGCGCGTCAAGATGCACAACGTATCTCTGATAATCGATTGCAAGCCCTACGTCAGCAAGTGCTCGAAAAAGATCTTGGTGGTCGATTGGCCTCGCAGTTCTTGGACGATTCTTATAGACCAACTGAAGCGCTACTTGCAGCAACACAGCCATCAATTAATTTGGCTGATATTGCGACCGTAGCGGGTCGACAACGAGCCGGTTACGGCACAGAGCTCGCTAAGATGTTCCTAGATTACGATTTAGGCAATCGAGGTGCAGCAACAAATATCAGAAATCAGACGATGGAAGGTATTTTCAAGCTCTTAGCGGAACAACAGCGTGCAGCGGGTAATGTTGCAGCCGCACAAGCGGGAGCCGGTGATTCGTCCGATGGTAATTTTTTCCAAAATCTTTTTGATAACTACATAAATCGTTATCCGAATTAAAGAGGCTCTAACATGACAAGTTTATTAGAAAGGTTACGAAGCGGTGTCACGGATATCATCGAAACCGAAGATCAAAAAGCCTTACGACAAGCATCCGAGCGAGAGCTTGCGGCGCGACCTTTGCGTGACAGGGGGCTTCCTGTTGGCTTAAATCTGATTAGCGAGATTGCCGGCGGAGTTCCAAGCACAGTCGAAGCTGTGCGACAGGCCGGTATGTCTTTTGGTATGCCTTTGCAAACTGATAGCGAAATGATGGAACAGGCTTTTGCTAATTTTGAAGATACGCCGGAAGGTCGAGCACGCACAATTAACGCAGTTAGAGCTATAGATCCAATTCGAGCCGCGGGTCTGGTCGACATATTCCAACAACGTGATAGAGAGGCAGAGTTGCGAGCACAAGCTGATGCTGACCGATTACAACAAAGGCAATTGACCGATCAACAAATCGCGACCTCTGCGGCGCAAGCACAAAGTTTATTAGCTAACGCAGAGGCCAACCGAGCCGGAATTGGCTTTGATGACCGTCGAATTACAATTCTTGAAGATGAATTTGGCATTACAAAAGAGCTACATGATCTTGCTACGGAAGATCGTCGAATCGAAATGGACACAAGTTCGGGAGCCATAACAAGTGCTTTTGATGCGATTAGACAACTTCCAGGAGGCGAAATTTATGCTGATATGCGACAGAGTAGCTTTCCTTTAACATATCAGGGCGCACAACAAGCATGGGCGCTATATGAGGAACTAGCGAAGCCGACAGAAGTTGCTAGAGATATCTTTATTGACACGATTGTTGATATGGAAAAGACGTTACCAAATGGAGAAACGAATCCGTATTTTGGTATGCCGCTCCGTATTATGTTTGATAAAAACGACGAAAGTTACAGTCATGTGTTAGGCGTTGACGAGTCAATTGCGGAACATAGTGCCGGCGGAACATTTGCGGGGTCATTAAGAGCTCCCGCCGGTCAATTGATGCCAACTGAAAATTTTGACACTAAACTTCTTGCTGACAAAATAATTGGTTTAGCTTTCGATCCTAATCTCGAGAGCGTTGTCGGTCCTACTGACAGGTTTGGTAGAGCTATCCTTGCTCAAATTCCTGGTGGAGCAGTCGAGCAAGCTGAGTTAGTCGATAGAATTTCAAGACAGCAAACACAAGGCATTTTGCCGTTCATCAGAGCACTAGCTCCGGTGACAGAGGAAGATGTCAAAATATTAGAGGCGCTTGAGCTAGGTCTACGTGATAAGCAAGACGTATGGATGCGAATGACGTTGCAAGAAAAGTTACCTAAAGCCTTAAATATGATGTACAACGCTTTAAGTGATAACAATATGGCTCAAGCCGGCGCACAACGCGCTGCAATTGAATTTGCTAGTCGAGCTTATGCCGCGATAAACGATAATCCAAACACCAAAATATTTGATACAGGTAAATATTCAACAACAAACGCGTTGAGAGATGCGTTCGCTTTGTTGCCAAAAGCCTCCGACATCAACATCGATGAATTCAATGAAAATATCTACAGTTGGAAGGGTAGAGCAATCAATGACTCTATGATTCGACAAATTGCCGGCGATAAAGTCGACTTTAATACCACTGACAGAGAGCAGTTGCAGCAACAAGTCGAGAAATTGATGAGCGACGAAGGCATACAACTTATCCAGAGGTAACTAGCATGGCAGACCCGACTGTTGACGCAATAATGAATTACAACCCAAATAGCGATCCCATAGCCTCGGTCGCTGAAAATATGGGTATCAACGAGTATAACGCTCAAAAGAAAGGCTTTTTAGGACGTCAAGCCGCGGGTTTCAAGCAGCGTTTTAAAGAGGCCGAGCAATCATTATCACAACTAGCGTCCATGGGTTTTGAAGGCACTGGCATCATACCCGAGGGCTCTACAGCGCGTTTAACAGAGTCTATTGCAAAGCAACGTGAAGAATACCAAATGTCGCCCAATTCTCGCGGTAATTTGTTAGGCGAGGTTATGGCTGATATCGTAATGACGTTGCCGGCGTTAGCAATTACAGGGCCGGCTGCTCTGTCACGGGTGGGTCCGTCTGCGGCCATTGGTGGCGGTTTAGGTATGACTCGTCCAGTTTACAGTCAAGACGACATCAATTTTTTTAATCCTGAACGAATGAAAAACGTGACTTACTCCGCTCTTGCCGGCGGTGCGGGTACGGCTGTTGTAAATAAAGTATTGCCTTATGCACAAGCGGCTATAACAGAAAAAGTCATGGGCGCTCCGAGTTATCTTGCTCGAACTCGCTCTCTTGAAGGCATAGAGGCACAAGCAGCAAAAGAGGCAGTAGACGCCGCTAAAAAGTTTAATACCTTCGTTACGCCGGCCGAAGCTACGCGAGACGCAATCGCGCAAGGCAGAGAGGCGAGAACCTTTCTATTTCAAGGCGCAAAGCGAAAATTAGCGAATAGATTAGCTGAGAGATCGCGAATAGTTGATAAGGAAATGGATAAGATTATGTCGGCTCTCGTTCCAAAGGGGCGCGAGGCATTTCTGGCGGCGCGACAAGAATTAAAAGACGAGGTGTTTAACACACGAACTTTTGGATTAACAACAGACGATCTGCTTACGGGTTCACCCTATCCTGAAATAATGAGAAAGGCTAAAGGTATAATGGATAGCGAAACTGGTGTGGCGTTTGTTGCAAGAGAAGGCGGTACGCCTGTTGTTCCTGGCACAATCGCTGAATTTGATTTGATGCGTAGATCGATTGATACACTGATAGATAAAGCGAAGCCTAAAGGTAAAAGTATAGCAGCCTTAACAGAGGCGCGTAGATTCGTCACCGATGTTGCTGACGTAATGAGCCCAAACTATAAAATTCTACGCAACATGAATCAGCAATTAGCGTTTAGAGATAAAATTACAGCAGCAATCGGAAAAGTACGGCCTGATGGCTCTCGAGCCGGTACGTTTTATAAAGAGTTTATGTTGACGCCAGAAAAATTTGCCAACTTTATGAGGCAGATCGACAATATCCAAGATGCTTCGGTCAGAAATACAATCAAAAGAAACGTCACAGCCCTTCGCCCGTTACTGAAAGCATTACACGAATCGCCGCTTGAGTCTGTTATGGGAAAAACTGGTCGATATCTCGAAGCTAAAGCATCGGGTGTCGGAGGCATAACAGGTATTGCGGTTAATCAAGGTAGCAATATGGTTTCCGGCGCGTTAGACAAACGTATCGTTGATTTCATAACCGATCCTAGTTGGTATGACAATTGGGTTGCAAAAGGCGCCAAAACTGTTCAAGAAAAAAACGGGCATTTGATGACGGCATTTTATGACTATCTTGCGATGGTCTCGCCACAAACCTCTGTCGCCATTCAACAGCAAGCCCTCGATACAAATAGGGCTCTCGAGGAAGGCGTGCAAAGACAGCGCAGAGGCCAGAGACCGTACTAATGTACGATTATAATTTTAAGCTCGAGCGTGTGGTAGATGCAGATAGTCTACGCGGTTCACTCGATCTTGGCCTTAATGTGTGGCTCCACAACGTCGATCTTCGTTTATTTGCGATTGACGCCCCTGAGACACGTTCTCGAGATAAGATGCACAAACGTCATGGCCTTACTGCCAAAAAGTATGTCGAGGATATGCTTGAGGTTGGCAAGACATATCGCATAAAAACTTTTAAAGATACTCGAGGGAAATTTGGTCGCGTCTTGGCGAAAGTCTATCACAAGGGATGGTCACGACGTTGTTTGAATGAAGAGCTTTGCCTTAAACACCTAGCAGTACCTTACCATGGGGCTAGTAAGGATGATGTCAAAAAGGCTCACAAAAGCGCTCTAAAGGCGCTGTTAGCGGCTAAGAATATACCGCTTGTCGAATTAAAAAAGTGACCGTAAAATTGCTGCCTAAGTGTAATGGTGTCGGTATTAATTTAGTAGGTCTAAAACTACCCCAAACCTACCCCAAACCTACCCCAAAACTACACCTAACTCGATTTTGCTGTTTGTAAGTCATTGATTATTAAGACATTTAAATAGCCCATTGAGCTATTGGGCAATTTTTTTCTTCTTTATAATCAGTTACTTACAACCTCTAAAATGCAAAAGGGCAAAAAGGGGCAAAGCAATTTTACGGTCGGGCATTATAAGCTAATTAATGCCTAATTTACTACTATTCGCATTAGCTATTGCAGTACGCACAATATCGCTTTGCGTCCTGGTTATTAGCTGTTGCTTACGCGGTAAAACATTGCTTGGAACGACAGGAACTTCATGGTCATAAATCCGTAAAACTTGCTCTGATTTATGGCCGGAAGCCTGTTGTTTTGTTGCGCCTCGTTCTGCCGGCACAAAGTTAGTTATAGTCGTGTGCTTGATTGTGTGGAACGTGAAGCCAAACTTCATATCCATACCAAGCGACGCCTCTAACTTCCTTTTTGCGCGAGTGAACTGCGACTCAACACCCCAATAAGTGTACTTACCGCCATCTGGTTTACAGAGTAAGGTCGTTGGCGCAGACCTGCCTTCCTTGAGGCATCGTTCCTTGATGCGGTTGTAGCGACTTAATGCTCGTTCAAGCCACTCGTCAACGTCCTCGTTGTATTCCTTGTACTGCGTTACACCAGATACTTTTTCCTGTGTTATTTTGATGCCTTTTGGCTCAAGCTGTTCAGGGGTCAATGAACGCATATCTCCCATCCTAGCTATCAACAAATAAGCTCCAACACAATACAGGTCGCCAATTTCTGACAAGTGACGTCTAAGCCCTTCAAATTGCCAATCTTCAATGATCGTGGTTTTTGCAGGATTCTTAGGCACTTTTAAGCTAGTGCAAACTAGCTGTTGACAGTACCCGAGAGCCGCACCCCAATCAAAAAGTCTCTGTAACAGCTTTCGTTCCTTGAGAGCCATTGTTCGAGATCCAAATGCACTTGAGGTTAAACCGTTCCCGTCCTTTTGGCGCAATTCGAGATATTGCTTTACGTCTGGTAGCTTGTAAGCATCAAGCGGTTTCTCGCCAAAATGCTTTCTGAGCGGAGCAATCTCATATCCGTGATTCTTGCGAGATGCTATGCTCAACCTTTTAAACTCAGCGGAGTCCTTCCACATTTTCCAAAGATCATCCAAGATTAATTTATCCTCTCGGTTGACCAATTCCTTTTGTAGTTTTCGCCACTCTTGCCAAACTGTACTCATCGGCTCGTCTTTATGACATAACGCTCGCTTCCTATAGGCTATAGATCTATCAGGCCGATAAAAATGCCAACGGTAATACCAACTATCTTTGCCTTTGGGTACAGACACACCTTTCGGCGCTTTCTTTCTACTCATAACATTTACCCTCACTTTGCGGCGAAACTGCACCGCGGTTAGTAACGGCGTTCCATGCCACGACGACTTTGACCTTTTTTTTGCTTTCCCTAGAAATAAAAAAGTCAATGCCTTCCAATGCCAAAAACCGGCACTGGTCATTGACGCGCTTGTAGCCCGTCAAATACTCCAATTCGTCTTGAGTGAGAAATCCGCTCAAAGAGGCCGTCCTTTCGCGAAACAGGCGACGGCAACCTGAGAGGCACGGGTTATGAAGCCGTGAACGCTGTGGGAATGATAATTCAATGTGCGACCTTTTGCATATCTTCATCAAGCAAGTGGCGTATAATTTCTCCAGGATCAGTTCCATTTCTCTTAGCTTTCCCTAATAGATACGCATAAGACGCCGGCATTTCGCTAAAATCTAAGACAATCTGTTTGACGCCAACTGGGGCGCTCTTCATTTCAGATTTGCCAAACAAGTCAGATACCTGATTGCTTTTTTTATTAACTTTTTTACTTTTAGCGGGTTTAATTTTGTTCCGCCTATAGTCGTCAGTCACCCTAAACACTTTGTAGCCCGTGAACAAATGCGGATGTTTTATTTGCTTTTTTACCCAAACTGGTCCGCTCTTTTGTTCGCTCAATGTGTTTACTGCGTAAGTGTGGTTTGGGGCTATTTTCCGCACATGGGTACGCACAGCATTATAAGCTCGACGGATAAAATCTCGTTGTTCGTTCAAATCCATTTTTTCCCTATCTACAGGGCTGAAAATCCAATCGGCCGAAATCACTATTGAGTAGCCGATTTCCAATTTGTCCAAATTAAACCGATTCAAAAAACCAAACTGTGTACTGTAGTTCCCTCCCCAACGCCAACCAACATTTTTCGAATAACAGTCTTTTTCGGGTTTGGGTATATCAAGATCCTTTTCCATGTCTATCTCCATAGTTAGTGTGTTGACCGTCGCATATCTGCGTCGATTAGATTGTGCAAATACTTACGCATACTCACGCGAGCGTGATACGCAGCGTCCTCTATGTACTCTTTTGCTGCGTTGTCGAGCTTAACGGACCACTTTTCGTCGTTAGCCCCGTTTTCCATTTTTCTTGATTCAGCCATCGTAGTGATAGGGTCGTTCTCTGCCTCACTCGCGTTAGCAGAGAGTCGAGTAAATCGATATCCTTTAAAAAGATCTGGCTTTTTAAGTATGTAACCGCGCCCTTTAACCTTTTTATACAAACTTCCTTTGTCGCTAGATAAAACATTAATACTGAATTTTTTTTCGTTAAAATCAGATCGCAACATTGTTCGCAAAGCGCTTTCAAAACTTCTAATATGGGTTTGCTTATCTTCGGTCGTTAGATTGCGTATATCGGTATCACAAAAAATCCATTCGTCGCTAATTGTCATGCCATAACCAATTTCCATGTCTTTTATCAGCGGTGAAAATTCTTTGAGAAACGGAAATCTCATGTACCACTTAGGCAATTTACAAGCCGCTTCCTTCTCGACCGTAGGTAATTGTAAGTTTCTTGTTACTTTCGGCATTTCAGGCTTCATTTGTTTGTCTCCGTTGAGCTTACCGATTAGACCTTTCTTTGCTGCTTGTGCCTCGATTTTGCGTTGATGGTGCGGATTTGTCTTTGTATATTGCCTCACAACTTTCTCCTCATTAGTTTGTTGTAGTAGAGCGAGCCGGCGCTTTTTCTGTCGTAAACGACCGCGCCGACTCTTTTTACGTCGACTCAAAACGGTATATCCTCGACCGTCGCTGAATCGTCATCGTTTTCTGGACCACCCACAGTTACAGTTGTCACCTCTTCGACTGATGAGGATATCGGCGTAATCGATCCAGATTTTTTCGGTTGCTGTCTTTCCTCATAAGGCTCGCTGACCGATAGCGACATAAATTTGTTACCGGCCTTACTAGTCTTAATCCAAGCAGCAATCTCGAGCTCTTTACCTTCGACGTTGATATCGCCCTTATAATCCGGTTGCGACTCTTTTTCTTTGTACTTGTTCTTAAAGAGCACGCCGCGGTTCGTATCGTCGTAATCATTTGCCATTTTTCAGATTCCTTAATTGAGTTTCCATTTTGTCGAGCTCTTCAAGGAATAAGATAACTTCCTCTTCAAGCTCAATTATCTGCTCTTCCGATGGCTCAAACCTCTGTACTACAAAGTCGCATCCTTGCGGAAAATCAGGGTTAAATGCAGCAAAATCTACAATCCTCGCGCCTGTGCATGAGCACTGAGCGATCATTTGCCGCTGATACCGTATAGGTATTCTTTTGGCGAGCATAAAATCAACGTGATTTTTCTGCCCCATACATTTGATTTCGAGTAAGCCCATCAAGTCGCCGTCCAGTTCTATAAGACCATCTGGCGAGGCGCCAAACATTAGAATCTTTGGGTGCAACATAAAGGGCGGATCCTCTACAAACAGACCGGTCCTCGCTTCGTAGGCTTCTTTCGCCTCGGGCTCGAGATCGATACCCCGCTGCATCGCGGCGGAAGTAAATTGTTTCTCGCGCTTACCGGTCAGTCGTTGGCCGACAAGCTCACGCATATAATCTTCACGCGTTTTGCTGTAGCCGGTTTTAGTCTTACTCATTAAATCGTGTACTCTTGAGGCCGTGACACATCCGAGACGTTGTGGATCGTCAGCGACATTAACTTGTTCCTTGTTAGGCGCTCTCATCAAACTTGTCCTTTAGTTCGTTTTTTAAATCTGTTAAAGCCGTTCGAGTTGCCTCGTCGAACGTCACCCATATTGATTTCAGTTCATCCATGCTTTTAGTCGCGTAGAGCGCTTTTGTTGCCGCAGCGTGCTTCGGTGTCGCTTTGGCTTTTTTCTTTGGGCTTTTGCGCTCTGGCATGGCCAATTCTGCATCATCATCAGCTTGTGGAATTCCGAGCCACGACATCAAAGAGTAGCGACGCGCATATGAAACGGCGGATCCCGCGGCTTGTGGGTCATTCTTTGGCAAAGGCATTAATAGAGTTGCCTCTAGCCATTGGCCCGATTCGTGAATTAGGCGAGTAACAACTCCGCTTTTGTCCTCAATCGACACTGGCGGCTGTATAAATGTAATGCCGGCGTCATTCAGTGGGCCTTTCACAGCCTTTATGACTGATACTAGACTTGCGTACTTGTTCTTTAAAAACGCGTTAGATTCGTCTTTTTTTGCTATTGTGAGTTGCTTTTGTGCCACTAATAACGCCTTACTGATTTTGTCTATCTCTTCGCTTTGCCGCATTTTTAACCGCTCCGTGGTTTATTTACTATTAAAATCATTAAGTTAATGGTATTACCATTAATTAGTCCGTTTAAAAAAATTATATGCCGTAGCTTTGAGCTCCAATTACACATCCGATTACGTCATCCTTGTTGGGCTTA